GGGTTCATTCTGAGAGATGTCTGTATTTATCTCCGTTTAGCTGTTGGAGTGTTTCGGAATAAACGTACCCCACAGCAGGCTTTCGGGTTTTATATTGTAGTAGAGAAGCCAGAAGAATGAAGCGTTGGTACGAAGAAAAGTATCCTCCTAAGATGTGTGAAGACTGTAATCAGGAACACGTCCATATTCCTCATATCAAGGGTTATGCCCCTGTAGAATTTGCATACGAGATAGAAGGACAGTGGGATCCAACAATGCCCAACTTTCCAGTAAAGATACTATTCTTAGTTGAGGCAACAATGCCCCCCTACACTTCACAGTATAGAAGTATTTTGAGTTGGAACTAAGATGAGAGTTAGAGTGAAACAATCTCCCTACCGGAGCGTTAAAGTTGGTGCAGTAGGAGAAGTAATAGGGCGCAAACACGAAGAAACGAAGAACGAAATCTGGAAAGTAGAGACTACAGAAATCCGACGTGTGAAACATATTCCAACAAAGTTCACACAGGCATGGTTTTTCTATATTAATGAGTTGGAGGTAATCGATGGCTAAGTGGTGCGAGAAGAAAGACCCTCTGTTCCGCCTAAGGATTCACTCTCCAGCGAATCCAATGCACGGCCACATTGATACCGACATTCAACAGATGGTAATAGAGGCCCCAACCGATTGGGAGGCATGGGCTACTCTTATCCATAAAACCCTACTAAAGCTGGGGTACGGACAATCCCCCCGCTTGGTGTTAGGTTTCTATCTGGACTTGATCAATATGCAGGATGAGAACTTCCGTTGGTCGATGGTAAAGGGTATCTTCGAAGGTTTGGGGTTCTCCGCAATAGCCAATGACGAGGGGGAGGTTGAAATCGACCTACCAAAGAAATACAATTCTCTTCCACAGGAGGGAGTAGAACGTACTACTCCTGGGGGTATTATTCTTCCGAAAGGATTGGAGTTGCCTAGATGAGTAGAGTTTGCGCTTTCGAAGGTTGTTCTAATACCATCTCTAAAGCAAAATTTAGATCCAAATACTGCACCGATAACTGCCGTAAGAGGAATGCACGATTAAGGTACAAAAGAGGTGAGAGTCAGGCTGCTGTTGATGCAACTCCAAGTGTAGAAGAACAAGTAGAAAAAGAACGTTTTAGGTTGGAAAAGAATGAGCTTGCCCGTACTTTACGAGAGTTGAGCCGTGGGGAAGTGAAGCGGAAAGAGTATATCCAGGCTATAGAAGATTCTCTGTCTAGCTTCACTGTTAGTAAGATCTTTCCTCTTGCTATAGGGGATAAGAAAACAACAGTGGATTGGGCTATTATACTGAGTGATTGGCATATTGGGCAAATGACTCCTATTGAGACTACTGGAGGTATTTACCACCAGAACCTTGATATTAGCCGGCGCCAGGTAGATAAACTACTCTATGCTATTGGCAGAATTTTCCACGAATCAGAAGGTAAGGTAGTAAAAAATATATTATTGATTATAGCGGGGGATATTGTAGAAGGGGATTCTATGCGCCCTGCTCAACTTCGTCAGATCGAAATCCCTGTAGTGAAGCAAACTATTGAGGGTTTTGATCTTCTTGCCTACTTCATACGTACTTTACTACAACTTCCTGACTTAGAAACATTGGATATTGAACTGGTAGGAGGCAACCATGATAGGACTACCACGAAACCTGGATTGGCGGGGTTAGGAGAAACGGAATATGTAGACACTTTTGCATGGTTGATTGGTGCAATGTTAGACCGAGGGTTTGAAGACGACCCTCGAGTAAATGTGAAGAACTGGGAGACATTCTTCGGATTCCGTGAATTCGCAGGTCTACGGCATGTGTTTGAACATGGTGCAGGAATAACTCGAGGAGGCGGTGGGTATGGAGGTATACCATTCTACCCTATCGTAAACACTGCCCAGAAGCATAGTACGATGTTGGGGGGAGTGGATATTGCTTGGTTTGGGCACCTTCATACCCCGTATACCCTACCTCTAGGGCAGGAGGGAAGAATCATTGGTAATGGTGCCCTACCCGCCACTACTGCTTTTGTACAGTCACGGTATAAGACAATTCGCCGGCCAGAGCAAACTCTTGTTGAATTCCACCACAAAATAGGTGTTACTAATATACGCCCTCTTTATGCTGATGTGGATCTCCCCAAACCTGGAGAGGTATGGGAGGAATTATGACTAAGACGTTCGTGTTCATCTCTGGGCCTTATCAGGGAGATTCCTACGACTACAGATCTTATGAGCAAATTGATGCTAACATTGCTCAGGCTAGGGGTGCAGCGAAGAGGCTAGCAATATCCGGAATACCGTACTTTGCTCCCCACATGAACTCTGCACATTTCGAAGTTATCGCCCCCACTGTACCCGTTGAGTATTGGTATAAGATGGATAACATATTCCTAGATAGGTCTAGTGCCCTTCTCATGCTACCCAGATGGGATCAGAGCCAGGGAGCTAAAGCGGAGATGGAGAGAGCGATAGAGTGGAGTAAACCTATCTTTCGAATGTTCAATGACATGGCAGGTAATTTTGGAGGATTCGAAGATCTAGAGAAGTGGTGGGCTCAAGCCGAGGGGAAAGTTATCATACCAGCAAAACAGTAGAAAGAGGTGCAGTCTTGGCTACAGACCTATATGCCCGTCTTACTTACGATGAGTACAAAGCTCTGGAGGAACAACTAAAGAGTTTTGAGGAGTTGGAAACTACACACTCCTCTACTCCAGCAGAATATTACCACAAATCAATTCGCCTGAATATTGGAGACATCACACTTGAGATTCATGGCCCGTTGGTAAAGCCCTAATGGAAAAGATATACCTCATAGGAGCCCTTCGAAACGAGCAAGTTCCTCATCTAGGCAATGCCCTTAGAGATCTTGGTTTTGATGTTGTAGACGATTGGCATGGTACGGGATATGAGGCGGATGAAAAGTGGAGGGAGTATGAGCAGATTAGAGGAAGGAATTATAAGGAAGCTCTTCAAGGGCTTGCAGCGAAACATATTTTTCAATTTGACAAACACCACCTCGACACCTCAGATTTTGTAGTAATGCTACTCCCCGCCGGTAGATCAGGACATCTCGAGTTCGGGTATGCAATAGGACAGGGGAAGCCAGGGTATATTCTCTTTGATGGGGAGCCTGACAGATATGATGTAATGTACCAGTTTGCTAACGACATATTCTTTGACAGTAGAGAGTTGTTAGAAACTTTAAGGAAAGAATATGATTGCTAAAGGTCTTGATTTCGATGATGTGTTGCTAGTGCCAAACTACAGCCCTTTCGAGAGTAGAAAGGATGTTTCAACCGAAGTACATCTTGGCCCGTATGTGTTCCCTATTCCAATTATCTCTGCCAATATGGATACTATTACTGGGGTTACTATGGCCTGTGCAATCTCCCATCTTGGGGGGCTACCAATCCTACATCGTTTCATAGATATAGAGACCAATAAAAGAATGTATCAGGAGGCTATAAAAGGGGGGCAGGGTATAGTTGGTGTCAGTATTGGCGTCACGGATGGAGAACTAGAGCGATTCGATCAACTGTATGCTATTGGTGCCCGTATCTTTTGTGTTGATGTTGCACATGCCCACAACAAACTGGTAGGGGAAATGATTAAATATACACATAGATACGAGAGTGTGTTTATTATTGCTGGGAACGTAGCTACACATGCGGGCGCCGATTATCTTGCAAGTGTTGGTGCGGATGCAGTTAAAGTAGGGATTGGAGCGGGGTCGGTCTGTACGACACGGGATAAGACTGGCTTCGGCGTTCCACAACTATCAGCCATTATGGATTGTTCGCGGGTGCATATTCCTATTATTGCTGATGGGGGGATGCGCCAAGCGGGTGACGTTGTGAAGGCTTTGGCGGCTGGAGCTACGATGGTTATGTTGGGAGGGATGTTAGCGGGAACCAACGAAGCTTTAGGGGGAACGAAATATCGGGGGATGTCTTCCGCAGAAGCACAAGAAGCTTACTTTGGCACAATGCCTGATTGGAAGACAGAGGAAGGAGTTTCTATTGCTGTTCCTCCTCGTGGCCCAGTTAATGCTATTATCAAGGATGTAATAGGAGGTCTGCGATCTGGACTAACGTATGCTGGAGCCCGAGACATTCCTGAACTACAGCGCAAAGCAACATTTATTGAGGTAGGGGGAAGGTAGAATGAAAATAAGCCAACGAGGATTAAATCTAATTATAACCTTTGAGGGGTTTGTTGATCATCTTTATGACGATCCAGTAGGACACTGTACTGTTGGATATGGACACTTAGTACACCTAGGACGTTGTGATGGAAGGTCTTCAGAAGGAGAATTTCGTCAGGGCCTTTCTGAACAGAAAGGGCGCGAGTTGCTCCAAAAAGATGTAGTACGCTATGAAGAGGGGGTAAATAATGCTATCACCGTGCCTCTGAATCAAAACCAGTTTGACGCTTTAGTGTCTTTTACCTATAATCTAGGAGTAGGTGCTCTTCAAAATTCAACTCTTCGAAGAAAATTAAATACAGGGGACTATAAATCAGTTCCAGAAGAATTACGACGTTGGAATAAAGCAGGGGGGAAAATTCTTGAAGGGCTAGTTCGGCGCAGAGAAGCAGAAATAGCGTTATGGAATGCTCCAATAAAAACCACCACCCCAATAGAAAGAAAGGAAGATACCTTGTCTTCAGC